ACCAAATAGTCTCCCCGAAGGGACTTGTGTTGCTGCTTGATTCGCAACATCTCTTAATATTCCTCCAAACGCTCCTGTTGGTTTACCACCAAGAACAGGATGATGAGTTTGTTCAGCAGCACCAAACTCTATGCCTGGAACTTGCTTGTCAGATATAAGATTATGCCAAGTTCTATATTGGAACTCAACATTAATTTTAGTAATTGTGTTTGAAGAACCATAACTGTAAGGTATTGCTGCGATTGTTTCAGGATAAACTTCAACTGCTTCAATAGCATATGTAGGTCTATCTCTTCCACCTGCTTCCTGCACTCCTCCAAGTTGGTAAATGTGCATTTTACCAACATAATTATCATAGTAACTTGCTTTATGTGTTGAAATATTAACTGCCATCTTCTGCCACATTTCAAGAAAATGTCTTTCCCTTAAATACTTGTCACCATAAAAACTTGCTGCAATAGTTCCCTTGTAATTATGACCTGTAACTATTTCTCTATCTGGACCAATCATTGTATGAGATTCTGATTCTAAATCGTGACCGGGCATATTCACACTATCACAATGAATTTCCATTTGCTGACCCATTGAATGCCTTAAATTGAGCATTGCTGGAGCATCAGGTGGTGGAGCATATCCTGTTACCACATCTCTATCATCTCCCCCAAATGAAGTGGTTTCTTCTTCCATTAAATTTGTAAGGTGTGTTGGTAAAAATAATTTTACAGAAAATCTTGCTGCTCGTGCATAACCTTCTGCTTTACCCATTGTTGCACGGAAACGACCAATAGTATTTTCTGTGTTTGCTCTTCGATAGTCTTTTGGATAATCAATTCTTTGTAAAGACTTATCCCTAGTAATACCAGCTCTTATATCAAATGGTCCTATTTTTACACCTTGCCTAAAAATTGCCATTATGCTCTCCTCCAAACTGATTGTTCAGTTGCACCCTTAAATCTTGCGACTGGTAAGAATATTGCAATTGGCATTTCATCTGCTGGAATATTTAAAAATGTTGTTCTCACATGGTTCCATAAATAATGCTTTGTTGTCTTTTTCATATATGGGTTGTTTCGTAATGCATTGTAATTAAACTTGTATCGTGTTTTCTTATCATATCTACTATCGGATGCAAATTCAGATAGCCTTCTTAAAAATGCAACTCTTGTTCCGTATGGTAGATAGTGAAAATTCACTCCATAGAACCCACCCTTTGCAGGTTCAATAGGAAATATCAATGGGAATCTATCATAGTAAGGTAATGTTGCTTTATGCTTAGGATCATATCCAAACAAATTCATCACACCATACTTTGGTCGCATTGTTGCTTTACCTTGATTAATTAATGACCTGGCACCAGGTGAAACTATTCCTCGCACCTGCCTCCTGTACCAGTCATACGCTTTTGGTCCCGTTGTTGTATCAAGTATTTTATCGAATACTGTTGCCATAATACTATTTATATTAAATTATTGAATAGATTGCAACCTTGTTAGACTTTCCTTTCACTTGAACATCATCTAATTTTCTAAATTTAAACTTGTCTTTTACAGATTTATATGTATCTTCACCTATAATAATTGTTGTATCATAGTTTTTACTGATACCTTCTAAACGGCTTGCAAGGTTCACGGCGTCTCCCAATACTGAATAATCAAATCGCTGTTCACTTCCCATATTACCCACAACGGCTTCACCTGTGTTTATGCCAATACCAATCTTTAACTCTATACCAAATTCTTCCTTGATATTCATTTTTCTTAACTTTCTTTTCATCTCTCTTGCTGCTCGGATTGCCATCTCTTGATGGCTCGGGCAATCCAATGGAGCGTTCCAGAACGCCATAATGCAATCGCCCATATACTTATCTACCGTGCCACCGTGTTTCAATATGATATCGGTCATCGGTGTTAAGAACTTATTTATCAATTCGGTAAGACCTTGAGGATTCGATTTATACTTTTCGGATATAGGTGTAAATCCTCGTATATCGGAAAACAGGAAAGTGAGGATCCTCAAGTCGCCACCTAATTTTAGTAATGATGGGTTCTTCTGGAGTTTTTTCACCATTTCAGGTGCTAGATAATGTTCAAACTGTTTTTTAATCTGAAGTTTGAGTCTATTTTCCCTACTAAAATTGTTGTATATGAGGTGAGAAAAGACTATAAAACCCACTATAACAGGATATGTCCAATTTGTCAAGTATAAAAAGGTATTGAACAAATAAAAGCTTGACAAGACGACCGAAGCGGTGTATAATATAAACGGAACTAATGACCAAAACACTCCTAGACGAGGTATTAATAGTAAAAATATGATACTACTTCCGATGATAAATGACCACTCTAGTATGTTGATCCAGTCAGGTCTACTAATAAACTTCTTGGATAGTAAAGTTTCTGTACCAATCGCCATTATTTCGTGTGTATTCTTCAACCCATTAGGTGTCAATACAAATGTTGATCCCTTGAAAGTTGTACCTATGAACACAATCTTGCCCTTCATAGATGACCAATCTTTGTCCGTATAATCTATTCTTGGTATGTTATGTCTGAAATCAACCCATATATTATCTTGATTGGGTAAAGGAAACTTAATGACCTGCATTATAACAGATGGGACAGAATTGTCAAGCGGCAACTTTCGTATTGTGCCGTCAATATCAATGGGTACTTCCACATCACCTATTGCCAATGCCTTTCGCTGAATACTCAATAAATTCTTAGCGTCTTTTGTTTCTGTAAGTATGACAGGATACTTTGTTATCATCTTTAAAAACATTTCATCACCACCTAGTCTGTCCTTTTGTGTAAAGACTAACTGCAAGACAACTAATGCGGCACCATTCTTATATGCATTGATGATAGCACGACCAACTTGATCCCTTTTCCAAGGCCATTGACCCTTCTTCTCTAATGCTAAATCTGATATGTCCAATAAAACAATACTCTTGGAATCATATTGTGTTCCAAAAGTTTGGTAGTAATCAAATGTTTTTAGTTGTAGGGATTGTAGAGGTAAGGGATTATAAAACTTCAATCCTATTAATATAATCACCGTTACGACTACTGCCCAAGTACTGGTCAGTATTTTCATAACAGTTATATTTAGTCAGTTTGTATAATAGTAACCTGTGGGTGTGTTGAAGCAGAACTGTCAATAATATGATTCTGTGTTTCAGTATCCTGCATAATTTGAATATCACTATCTTCAGCAGTTTCTACTTTAATATATGCTCTATGATTATCATTATCTCTATCCAGTATTGTATAACCACCACTTGTTGTTGCAGTAGCATTATGTTCATTACCACCTGTTGTATATCGTCCTGTTTGTGTTACGGAAGATGTTGCACCTGTAAGTCCATCTGTAGTGGTAACTGTTTGTGTAATTTCACCAGTTGAATAGTTAAGTATCTCACCACTTGTTGTTACTGCTGTTTCTGAACCACTATTATCAACCCATTCTGTACCACAAGATTGATTTGCATTATCCCAATAATATCCATAACTTAAACAATCTTCTTCATTATAACTTGCTAACAATAATTCTAATTCTAAATCTTGGTCGTAATCATCTTCATAAGCATATTCATCTTCCCAACTATCTGAATCATCACCAGTATCTCCATATGTACCTGTGTAATACCAATCGTAAGTGTTTTGCCAGAAAAGATTCCAGTCTTCCCAATCCCATTCACTAACATACTTATCCTTCAACCCTTCCATCTTCCAAGGTTTAGGTTGCCCCTCGCACCACTCATAGTTAGGCCAAGTACCACACCATCCATACCATTTCTTAAATAATTTCTTTGCTTTCTTTTCCCACGAATCAAAGTCTTTAAATAATGACCAATCATCAGCATACCATTCGTTTAAGTAATCAATATATGCCTGGTCGCACCAAGAGGAATCATATCCATTGTATTCACAATAGTTTTGTATTGTTAATTCAGGTGGACCGCCATTAGCAATATAATCTGAATTGTTGTAGTAGTCATCTGATAAATCAAAATCTTCCCAAGTATAACCTTCTACTGTTGATGTTGCTTCGTCTTCCACTTCTTCTGATTTATCTTCAATTGCCATATCATAGGAAGTCAGACCATAGTCTTCCAATAAATCATTGTAATCGTCCATATATTGGTCCCAATCAACGGCATCCCAATCTACACTATCCCAATTAATGGTGTCCCAAGTACAATCTGAACAACCAATAGCATCAAAGTATGCTTGGTCCATTTCAGCATACATCTTTTTAGCATCATCCCAATCCATTGTTTGTTCACCTTCAGCATCCCAAACTGATATCTGGTTATCTTCATCAATGTAACCCCAATCTTTCAGGTCATCTTCCCATTCATCATAATAGGATGTATCCACTTCTTCGTCTATTGTAACTTCCTCTACTTCAATATCCTCAACGACTTTTATTTCATCAGTTGATGTATCAATGCTTAAATCTGTAGTAGTAATAGTTTCTGTTTCTGTAACTGTTAATTCTTCGGAGATAATTTCTTCTTCTAATTCTTGTGCCTCATCCATTTCCATTTCAACTTCTTTGCCTTCAACATCTTCAAGAATTTCAAAATCTGTTTCTTCTGTTTCATTTTCTAATATATCAACATCTTCGTTCTCCATTGCTGGGGTACTGAATTTCTTTTCATCTTCAATATTTTCTTCCACACTATCCAAGTCAAATAAGTTTTTCTTCTCATTATTACCCAATGGTGATGGTGGTTTGATTGTAACATTATCTCCAAATACTGTAACCGATGTATATACATTTGTCAATGTTTGAGATCCTGATTCATTTGAAACAGTAACCTGTCCTACATTACCTTTTGTGTCTGGAATTAATATGATTGTTGTCTTACCTGATGTATCTACGGTACCTGATATTGCTGTACCTTGCATTGTAACTGTTGCGGTTGGTGTAAATATTTCAACTTCACCACCCAATTCAGATACACTTCCTGATTCATATGTAAATGAGCCCACATTAACTGATATATTCATCGCCACTTCAATGGGAACCATACTTGTATCAAATGCAAACTCATCAATGATTGTTTCAGTATTTGGACCCATAGTAAATTTAGTACCGTCAACATATGATAAAATCATACCACCATCTTCTCCAGTCTGGAGAAAATCATTCATTAATAATTCGTAGCCCATTACAACTGTTTCTGTTTGACCTTCACGCTCATTCCAAGTAGTACCCATTTGGCCTACAATTTCACCAACTTTAGTGCCTGCAATTGCATTGAAAGAAAATAGTACCAGAAAAGATACTATGGAAAGAAACTTCTTCATATTAACAGCCGTTCGTTTGTGTATCAGTTACATTACCTGTTTGATTATTTCTGTTATATGAATATGTACAAGTATCTGAACCATCTTGTGTCCAGTTTAGTGTGTAGTCATATTGGGAACTTCCTGAAATATTAATATTTGCATAGTTACCCCCACCTGTTTGTGCCACATTAAGTGTAGCATCGGAAGTATAGATGTAAATATATGCTGTGTTATTACCACCTGCCATATGCAATCCCAATGTATTACTATTTCCACTTGTAACTGTTTTTAAATAATTGTTATCGCCTAATATTATCATTGTATCTCCATATGGATCAGTATCAGAACTGGAATAACTGGAATGTAAGTCTAAAATATTTGAATCACCTATGACATCATGGACTTGATAATTACCTGTACCGTATGATGAGGTATGTACCCTATTAGAATTACCAACAATATAAATGTCAGCTGTTGCACCTTCACTACCAGAAGTGTCTGCAAATTGTCCATGACCTGCTGTATTAGGACCAATTGATTTGTTAGCATTTGTATTAAATCCTTCTGAATCAGCAGGACTCCAAAATTGCACATTGTTGGAATCGCCATTCATAAGAACATATAAGAAATGTCCATCACCTCGACTACGAACCCAAAAAACATTTGAATCACCAACAATATCTAAATCAACATTAAAATTCTCCATATCATCAGCAGTCCAAGTATCAAAATCTACATTGTTTGAATCACCTGTAATATCAATATCGTAATAATGTCCTTTAGCACCAGTATCATCAATATCTGGTCTCAATGTATTATTATCACCTATAACGCTATAATCAAAGGTCATATTATCACCTTTAAAGGAGTTGTGGTTAGACCAATCAGTTTTATTATTGTCACCTATTTGTCTAATGATAACTGTTAGGTCATTACCATCAATTATAAATGGATAAGATGTACTAACACCAAATTTATTACCTGTACCATCTTGTTTTATAAAGATGGATTGGCCTTCTTGATTGTCTTGTTGGATAAAAACTGAATTGCCAGCAATTACACTAGGACTAACTAGTGTGAATATTAGGAACGATAGCACTAGTTTCATTATCTTGGTCATTTGTACTCTCCTCCTTTAATAGTTCTTCTAGTTCTTCTAGTATAACTTCTTTGTCTGTACTTGTTTTAGTATCGTGGACACCTGCATCCTTTTCGATAAGATATTCTTGATATGTTTTTTCTTCTTCTGCTTGTAGTTCTTCTTCTAATGTATCTAATTCATCTTTTTCCCAAACGATTCTTTCGTGCAGGTCAACATCTTCTTCTACAGCTTCTTCTACTTTAAGTTCTTCCTCAATTATGTCTAAATCTTCTTCTGTTATTTCTATTTCTTCAATTACCTTATACTTCCATAAATCTTTTTCAACACCTTGTTTGATTAACTCTACAACACCTGCTTCGATTGCTTTTCTTACTGCAAAGGTAACAGGTTCATTTTTTGCAAATCCTGTTTCAACTTCCAATAACATTACACCTGCATCCACATACTTAAAGACATCTGCACCTGTTGAGGTTGAAAAGATAGTCTTTTCAATAGTAGTTGTAATTATTACTTCACCACTTTGAACATTAACAAGTCTTAATATGATTGAAACTACATCTTGTCTGTATTCTTTATGAGCACCAATACCCAATATTCTTGCACCTGCACCACCCGATACAATATCACTATCATATCCTACAACACCACCTGTTACATATGCACCTGCAAATAATAAAGCAGGTAATGATTCTGCATTATCACCATCTGCCATTTGTCTAGTTGTTCGTATCAGTTTTCTTTCTTGCAATAAACTAGGTAAACTATGTCTTTCGACTACTCTAAACCATTTACCCCCACCAGCATCCTGTAATGCTTTGATGAGTAATTGATATGAACCTTGGGTTACTGCTGTACTCATTGAAGCAAAATTACCACCAGGTTTCTTTTGACCTGTCATATCAACAAAATCATATACCGCAATTATGATTGGATCACCTTCTGGAACAGTAATTGTTTCTAATTCTTTGTATGCGACTTCTTGTGTTTGTAAGTCAAAGTTCATCGCTGTAGCAGCACATCCTGATAATGCCAATGCACTTAAAAATAGTATTAGTTTTTTAAACATTATGAGTTATCTTCCTTAGGCATTGTGAATGTTGTTACAGTACCGTCTGTTTCAGTAACAGTTACCACAACATTACCTGTACTTGATGGAGTTGTCCAAGTAACTATTTCACCACCAACTGGTGATGTAAATGTACCTGAATCCTGTTGTAATCCATCTGTACCAAATACATTGTCTGTAATTTGTTTTGCTAATGCAGTATAGAATCGTGCTTCAATATTTGCTTTAAACTTTGCAACTGCTGTGTTTTTAGCATCCGATATTACTTTATCTGCTGCTGCTTTTCTTCTAGCATCTATTGCTGCTTGTCTAGTATGTTCAATATTTTCTATTGTCAGGTAGTGTGAAGATTGACCTGTCCCACTAAATGACGGATTTGAAAAACTGAATGTTAATTCACTAGATTTACTTGTTGCAGAAGCAAATATAAAGAACAAAAATACACCCAAAATTATTAAAATATGTTTCATCTATATCCCTTAAATACACTAATATTTATAAGAATAATGATTAGACCATAAAAAAGGGACACTAAAAGTGTCCCTTTATAAAGTATTTTAAATCGGTTACTTTAGATTATTTTTTCCAAAGTGCCCAAAGAATTCCTAGTGTAATAAGTCCAATGAGTCCTTGTGACCCAAGTTCTCCTACAATCGAACTAATGTTTCCAATTACGCCCAATGATAAGAAAGGGACTGCTGAACCGAAAACAACTTCCAGTACAATTGATAATGTAATTAGGGAAATAGCAATTCCTTGCACATTACCTATTACATCTGATATTGACTTCCACATATTCATACTCCTTTGTTGTTATTTAATTTGATATCTCAAATCTTCACATAATCAATTTAACAATTATATTTATATAAAAAGGGGGTTGAAAATGATATCCAACCCCCATATAAAGAAACAGATGGAGAGATTATTCGTCCTCTTCCGCTAATTTACTGAAATAATCAAGTGTTTCATCACTATCATTATCAGTAGTAGCTGTAGGGGATGTATCTACTGTTTCCTTTACAACTGGACTATTGTGAGTTGTTGCAGGTGGGATTGCAACATCTTCAGCAGTTCCAGTACTCCTAACACCACTCAAAACTTTATCAAGTTTTGCTTTAAGCTCATCATATGATTTAAAGTTATCAGGTGCAAGGAAAGGTTTTAATGGATATTGTTTATTCCATAATTCTTCTATTGCTTCATCATTAGGTTTAACAGGTGTTTTACTGTCAAATTCTGATTTATCATAATTCCAGAATCCATCAACTTTTCTGATTTTCAGTTTAAAGTTTGCCCCCTCCCAAAAATCAAATGGATTGATTGGTGACTCATCTTCAAATTCAGGTTTCATCGCTTCTGTAATCTTATCAAATATCTTCTTACCAAATTTGAATAGTTTTACTTGACCTTCATTTTCAGGATGTTTTGAATCATTGATAATCAGAATATTAGCAATATAAGAGAGTTTTCTTTTTCTCTTTCTTGCAATTTCTTTGTCCGCCTCAACACCAGAATTCCAAAGTAAAGTATTTGATTCACTAACTGGATCTTTCTTATTAAGTGTTGTTAAACTGTTTTCAATATACCAACCACCAGGTCCTTGAAAAGCGTGAGACCATAATCTTGCCCAAGGCAAATCTTCATCTTTAACTGCTGGTAAAAATCGAAAAACTGCATACCCATTACCTGATTTATCTAACTCTGGTTTCCAGAATCTATCATCGGCAAAGGATTGTTTTTCTCTTGGTGGTGCGACTTTTGAAAGTTCTTGAACAAGAACATCTAGGTTTGATTTTGAGCGTTTTAACGCTGCTATACTCGTATTCATATTTTTATATCCTTATATTATTGTATTTGTATATTTCTATTTCTTATCCACATTATGCATAATATATAATAGTATTTATGAATTTAAAAAGTTCTCCGTGGGATTAGTTGGTACGGCACCCACAACTTTTCGGAAAGAGTCCAACATTTCTGTGAAAAGATGGTTCCTACTAGAAACAAACCCTGGTGTCTTCAGCGATTGCGCCATAACCCTCCAGACCTTTGCCTTATGCCCTCTTAAGCATTGTTCAGCCAGAAGAAAGATATTTGTTGCACCAAACATCCTTTTACTTCTTAAACTCATAACTACTATTATAACAAAAAACGGTGTCAAAGTCAAGCATTATTCCTGATTAAATTTAAAAGATAATTGTTCGGTAAATTCATCTTCCGATTTATCAACATCATCAAAATGTATTGTAAGACCTTCTTCCGATTTCGGATAGTCCATTGACTTTAATCGTGCTATTTCTTCTACCAATTCTTTTATCTTATTATCTTTCACTTCTAATAAATGTTTCAATTCTCTTATCTCCATACCTGCTTCCATTACGGTATGTTCTGCTGTAAATCGTCCTGCTTCATCACTCATACTACATCTCCTTTAGTTTCTTCTTTAGTACCATCTTTAATTTAGTAGTATTATAAGTTAAAAATGGTTTATACCGAATCATTCTATCATAGAGTTTCGGCCACAAGACTTTTTCTTGTATCTGTTTATTTAAATGTTTTGAAAATTGTAGAATATCATCCAATATCATAAATGTTTCTAAATTGATTTTCTTTGATAAAAAATATTTCAATATCGGTGGGTGTTGTCCCTTTACCGAAGTAAATATATCATCAAAATGTAATTTCTTTGTTGTCATTTGTTCTATAATATAATCCACATCTTCTGCATAATAATATGCTAATGATTCTATTTTCTTTTGCCATCCCTTGTAAGTATCATCACCAGTTCTACCAATGATGTCACCAATCCATATATTAGTACTAGTAACAAAATTGCTAACGAAGTAGTCAACAAGGCTATCACTATTATAAGATTTAGAAAGCTTATGAAAGAAATAGCGGTCCCTTCTTTTAGTAAAAGTTTCCAATCTTGCAGTTGTTCGCCCACCGTACTTATGAAAGTCATAAGTCTTTCCTTTACTAGTGAAGTGGAGCTTGATTGCCAAATAGATTTTATATACTTCAAAACCATTCACTTCTATCCTTCTATTACGCCCATTATCCATAGGGTACTAAAAAATACTAATGCTATTGTTGCTGGATCCATAATCTTTTCCTTTCTTAAATTGGTAACTTTGCTGTTTTATCTTTCAACATATTTAATGATTGTGCCTCGTAAGCAATCTTTTCTTTTAAGTGTTTATTAATAAGAGGTTTAACATTACTTGGATCTATTTTATTTTCTTCACAATATAATACAACTGCATCCATATAATTTATTTGTTTATCTTTCACATAACCTTCTATCAGTAAAGCAAACTTACTTGGTGTTATTATCATTACTACTATTATACACGGTTTTAACTCTTTTGTCAAGATAATCCTCATATTTATCCTGACATTTTTGGTGACCTACAATATGTCCAATACAGTAGGAAGTATATCCAATTGCTGCCATGGCTAATAATGCTATTAATGCACCGAAATATTCCATAATAACTCTCTTTCTATTTTTTGGGAAGCGGGCAGAGCTACAGGTCTGCCCTTCCTGTACTTTACTTCCCTGGTATAGTCTATCGGACTTGAACCGATACATCTTACGATATTAGATTTTGAATCTAACCTGTCTACCAATTCCAGCAAGACTACTCTTACTCCCTATTCGGGAATTCTTTCTAAATCTTTCTTTCTCATTACAGGATCATAAACCTCTCTAGTTTGTTCACAACCTGACATATAACCTATCAGATATGCACATAAAACTAATATACCCATTGGTAATATAATACCCCATACTTCCATCATAATAACTCTCCTTGTAGTAAGTTTAAAGTGCCAGTTTCTGTTGCAAGGTACTGGCAAACCCCTAACAGCCTAGGCTGCTAAAGCATACTCCGTAAAGTTTGCATTTATGTTTTTGGCCATTTAAGGTAACCACACCTATCCTCTCCAACACGGTTTCTGATATGAATCGATCCTAATTCCACCCCTCAAAGGACTAGCAGTACTTTAAATGGTGGAGTGGTCGGGAATCGCACCCGAGTCTTCCCTATCTACTCCCATTATCTTCAACAAGAATATCGTTAATAAGTTTGTGCTGCAGAATTTAAAAACCCCACGATTTTATTTAATTTAAAACCATGCGACCATGCACCACGACTTATTATTTGTTTGTGCCAACTATTATAAGATATGTCTTTAACATTATTCATATGAAATAAAGCAAGACAATCTGCTTTAATTTGTTTGCCTTCTTTATCTTCAAGAATATACACTTTTGCATATCCATTTTTATCTAGTTGTCTATTTCGTTTATATTTCATAATTTATCTCAATATGTGTCGACCCTAACTAGTTGCGAACTAAAATTTCAAAAACACCAAATGGAGATTTGAAATGGAGGGTCGACCATTTAATATCCGTTTTTAATATACATCTCCATATACAGCTGGTGTAAAGTAACCAGGTTTAGGTTCAAGTTTTTCAGTTGGTTCTTCATCATAATATTTTATATTTTTACCATACGCCAACACACAGGTCTCATCCCTAGTTAGCATGGTCATCAACACAGATAAATCACTTACATTATCTTTATTAACAAAAACTGAAACAACTGCTACTGTTTCACCAGTTTGTGGAATAACTATTTCTGCACCAAATAATGGTTTTTGATTAAATGAATTTTGTGCTGTGTTAAACATCGCTTGAGTTGGACCACAGTACACAGGTACAGGTTTCTTTATCAAACCTGGTGTTTCATAAATTGGCGGCTTGCCGTCTGGTGTTTCTGCTTTCGCTATGTTGAATATTCCTAAGCAACAATAAACAAAAATAATAACACCGAAAATTTTAATATATTTTCTCATTGTGTTTCTCCTTTTTATTTCATCTATTATTGAATACTTGGTAAAATTCATCTATTGCTGGTTGTAGTAAAGGTAGATAACTTGATTTGTCTTTTTTAAAAATTTGTACGGCACCATCTTCTGTTACTATTAAAATAACAATTTGATTTATAGGCGTGCCAAACCTTTCTTCGTACATTTCGCAGTAAGCAGTTCCTTGGATAAAATAATTCTCAACCCATTCTTCCTTCTTCTCTTGCCGAGAAGTTTTAAAATCTATTACGGAAAGAACACCATCATATTCAGCAATACAATCCACACGACCTGCTATCTTCCACTTATTACTGTATAAACTTCCTTCTTGTATTCGTATACTATTTATATTATCTAGTGATGGTTTTAATAAAGTGAACAACGCTAATGGTAAAACATCCTGCTTGGAAAGTTCCTCATTGTTTAAATAATTTTCTACTAAAGTATGAACGGCTGTTCCTCTTTTCGCTGCTGTTCGCATAATGTTATTTGCAACATCATTACCAACGGACTTACGCCACCTAACTAAACCTTCTTTATTTCGTTCAGATAAAACTGTTGTGATAGATGGATATTTTTCTTCACCAACAACATAAAATCGTTTACCATTAATTGTTTCTGTGGTTAAGTTGGGAAGTTGTTTTGTTTCAGGAGTATGAGTAAATGATTTCATATCATATCTCTCCTGCATAAATGCATTTAATTTATTCATAGTATACCATTATAACAGATTATTTAATAATAGTCAAGCCTTTTCCGTATCTTGTTTTGCCATTCTCTTTATATGCTGTTAAACATTGTTTTCGGTTTGATCCATCTGTTTTATAAGAACAATGAATCCAACCACTATCTTCAACACCCTCAACATAAAATTCACTAATGAGTTGGTCAAAATCTAAATTCTTTGATATCCAAATTGCTAAATCAAAATTATCAACACCTGTAATCTCAAAGTCTGCTGCTTCTCCTTTAGCGTGTTGTGATTTTGCACTTGAACCGATTGCTTCACATAGTTCTGGACTTCTATAACCACTTGTAACCCTTACAGGTCTTTCATAATGGTCTCTAATTTTCTGTAAAATATGTATTGATAATGCTTTTAGATTTTCTACCTGTTCAGTAGTAGGTTTATTATCAATACCTTTTCTTGTTGCAGTTTGACTTTTTGTTAATTCATTCAAACTAAAGTTTTCCGATAGTTTCATTATTTATCCTCTCGTTATCGCTACAATTTTTCTTACCTGCTCCTCTATAACTTGTGCCCTATTAGGCCAATGTATGTATGCTTCGGGTGCTTTTGCTAATTTAATCATCAACGGTAAGACTAATTTTTCTAATTTAACAAATTTCTCTTTCATATCTTTACTAATATTGTCTTTTCGCAAATCATATTCATCATCCATTTGTTTCTTAGCAATCTCTAATTCAGTTTCATTTTTTGCAACAACCGTATCTTTTGTTTCATTTGTTGCTCTAATTAATCTATCTAATTTACCTTCTAATCTATTAATAATATCACTAGAAACCGCTTTACCGACACCTTCGGCTGCTTGCTTTACAGCTTCTTGTGTTTGTTTCGTGTCTGCGGCTTTGTCAGATGGTTTGCTTGCAACAGATGTGAAACCAAAGTCACCACCTAGTTCATCAAACCCATCTAAAAAATCAAAGTCTGCCATTTATTTTCCTTATTCTTCAACGGTGCACCGCTTTGTATGGAAGTTTATGTGGATTGACCACTCAACTTTAGTACTATTAACTACCTTACAGGTAGCGTGTTTTGGTATACTCACTACTTCCATATATCTATTTATCTTCCTTGTGTTCTTTGTTGCCGTACTTTTCGGTGTTTCTCTATTGTGTTCTGTATTTTCACTTCTTTATTTGATTTTCTACCATACTGTTTTGCAAGTTCACTACGAGGATGTGCTTCAGATATCTTGCCCAAAACATCTTTCCATCCACCACTTGTTTTACTATCAATTGAACCTGTGCTTGATATAATATTTAATGTTGATGGTATACATAGTTCAAGATTAGGATGTTTCTTTTTATATTCATCCAATTCAGACATCATCATTACCTTTTCAAATTCTTTTCCATTCTTTCTTCTAAATCTATATGTTGGCATTTAATTAATCATCCTTTTGTCTGGTATATTTTTCATCAAGTCAACTAACTTTTCTTTCCACATCGCTTTCCATAATGTGTCTGTAGTTTTTTCAATTTGTTTTTCTAAATTATTAACCCTTCTCCAAAATAAATCAATCACATTCATTTTATAATTCATAAACTCCCCTTATGTTATGTTTGATTACTTGTTTAACCAAGTCTGTATAGTTTTCTTTACTTGCATATTTGGTTAATGTATCTGCTAATTCAAAAACATTACCACCTTGTTTTCTTACTTCTCTAAATTCTTTATAAGCAAATACTTCATTTATTATATCAATGTAGGCAGCAACACTTTGACATTTTGTTTCAAATACTTTCACACCCCAACCTGGCCATTCTGTCCACGGTATAGGTAATAGATATGGTTCATCTTTATTCCAAGTTCTGATACCAAATAGATTGTTTGCTTCATTTGCAAATCTACTTTTACCCCAACCTGTTTCTAATGCTGCTTGAGCAATAATTAACTCTCTTGGTATTTGTTTTTCTTCTGGTACAAATTGATATAAATGTGTAATACAATGATTTATAGAATAAACAAAGTTATCTTTTGTATCTGTATGAACGATAGGTGTAATTTCAAGTTCTTCAATAGTTTCAGTTGCATTTTCTATTGCTTCATCCAAACCAGGAGGTATTGCTAAATCATCTACACCGTATTGGTTTTGATTTTCGTGCCAAGAAGCACAACCATCATCCGTGCAAGGTGCCTCTTGATTACAAGCATACAGAATAATTCCTGTAATAATTAAAATTATCCAAAAATATGTATGTGTTAATAATGTGTAAGTTTTGTGTAAGAATTTTAACATAGTAATTTCTTCAATTCTCGTTTTGTTTTCCAAGGTCTACAAGTGAACCATCTAAACTCTGGTTCAGGTGTTGCAGGACCTTCCATTTCTAATTCATTTGTTGATAATGCTCTAATCTTTCCCTTTAACATTAGTTCAAGAGCGGCATTATATTCCTTACATTGTTTGTAAGGAACATCTTTAACTTTTCTTCTAGGTGTTTCATAAACACTTTTACGGCTGTCTATGATACCTTGTATAATCTTTTTATGGAATCTATTCAACTTCATCACACTTAAACTCCAAACTGTTTAAACGACCTATATACGGTTCTCTTACATCCGTTCTATGAAGTTCTAAAGTTACGGTTGTATTTTTTAACACAACCCTCATATGTTTATCCGATTTGGATAAAACATCTGCTTTTGTTGCAACTGGAATATCTCCTGCTGCTTTATTTGTTGATTTAATCATAACTTCTTTCATTAATATCTCACTTTCAAATCTAATCCCATTCTTTCAAATTTACTCTTCCATTTATAAAAATGTGAATTATGGTTACCACTATTATTCTTTTGATGGGTAATCTGATAATGGTGCACCATTTCGTGTCCCAAAATATCTAAAAATTGTTTCATATTTTTAAACTTTGGTTTAAATGTCATTTGTGCAATATCAGTTTTTTCATCATACTCATAATAAGCAAGAGCATCCCTAATTCGTCTAATACTAAACTTATCTATTGGTGATAATTTCCCATTAAAAATTGCATAGTTTAAAATGTTGAAAAACATCTCCGTATTTGATTTATTAGGTTTATAAGGTTTCTTATAATCTACATCCCTTAAAATTGTTGCTAACTTCTTATATCGTGCCATATTTTCCCACCGTTATTGTTATCTGTTTTGACTAATTAAATAAACTCCTGCAACTATACAAAATAGTATAACTGCTATGCATAATAAAATATCCATAATTAAAATACCCCTCCTGGATTTTGTGCATTTAAATTGCTATTATCATCTAATTCTTCATTAGAATATATCTTTGCTGCCTTTTCAAATTCAGGTCCGTTACCAACTAAAACACCAGGCTTACCTTCAAGTTTAGTTAACCTGGTTTTAGTTTTCATTTCTTTTATATAATCAGAACCAACATTAAAATGCCAAGATAAATGTTCTTCTAACATAGGATAAACATGGTCCTCTCTATGTTTTTCATCTAACATCATATAATAATCATAAGCAAGGTCTTCGGTTGCAAACCAAACAACACCTTGTATCTCTAAAATTTTTGGATGTCCTAGGTCTTTATGTGGTGTCCCATCTTTATCAGCAAATGATACCAGACAGTACATATTATCAGCAGGATTATTCATAATTAAGCGTCCTCCGTAATAATTGGGTCTATAATACTAATCGCATTAGTAGTCCCAGTTTGTATACTGTTATGACCTTGACCTATACTGGTCACTTGGTCGTGTAATTCTAAAGCATTATCTCCTATTAAATCTAGGTTTCTCAAAATGTTTAGATGTATTTCTATTTGATTATTCAAATTTGTGATATTATCTAAAGTTTGATGTATCATTTGGTCGTTAGTTATCATAATATAGTCTCCCTTTTCTATTTATATACTGCTATTATATCAAATTCGGGTCGACTTTACAAGCAAATAATGGTCTAAAAAACCCTTATTTTCTGTCATTTTCCGATTTTTATTGAAATAAAAACCCCTATATTTCAATGATTTAACTCATCAAAAAATAGGGGTTTTCTGCGATTTTTAAGAGTTTATATGTTTGCAGTAGATGTTCCTCGAGGGGCTTTTTTCATAAAATTATCGTCCCAATCAAATGCCTCTTTCACTAGATTCGCTGTAAATCCCTTATACTCATTATTAACTTTTTGATTAACAACAGTAACTAAAAATTTCGCTTCTTCTCCACTCAATCCTTCTAATAATTGAATAAAAAGCATTTCTCTTTTTGTTTGTGAAATGGTGCTATCTCCACCTTCGGTAAATAAATACAATCTTTTTGCCTCTTGGGATAACAAAGTATGTTCTGTTCCTAATGGTGCTTCATTTGGATTATACGGAACATCTCCCTCTGGTAATAACCATTTAATTTTAGGGTCAAATGCTCCTTTTAATACCTGTCGTAATGCAACAGAATCATTGTCCTGTAATACTTTTAATTTTCTTGGTTTGTCTTTTGCATTATTTACTCTTGTTGCAATTTCACTAAACAATATGAAACCACTTTTGCCTGAATCGGCAAGAGCTGCCATCCCTTGTGCGGATGATAATGCTGGATGTCTTGGTGGTGCTTTTGCTTGAGATTCACTCGCAATAGTACCATCTGGATTTCGTCTTATTATAACCATTATTTTATCTCCTTAACAGTTCTTTCAAAGTTAAAATTCGTCTATAACTTCGATTAAAGTTTTAAGTTTTCTTGATATAAAGTAGTTCAGTATTTTATCTCTGGTCGCTACTTTAATATTGTCGAACTCACTTTTTATTTTTTCCTCTAATTCT